AGCTGCCGAAAGATCGGCAGATATGAACGGACCTGGTGAAGCACGAAGTCGCGTACCGGATAGCTGGTCGAAACTACAATCTTGAGAAAATCCTTTCAACACCTTAAACAGGTGGTGATGGAAATCTTTAAGACCTAGTTGAGACCAGTAATCCAACAACGCGAATACTCGGCTCTTAGTCTCTCGATCGTCTTTCACCGAAAGTTTTCGGAAAAGGGGTTTCCCTTTTCGAACTTTCTTTGATTCTAGCTCGACTACTGACTGATACCAGTTAACAACTCCTTCATTATTTAGAAGGGTTTCGATAACAGGTGCCAGACGCGGTTCGACTTTATTAATACTATCAACTAAGGTTGTTGGTAGTGCTTTTAAATCGATCAACGCAGTAGCTAGAGCAGGACCATTGGGACCTGATTTTAAGGTCCAGTGAAAAGACGGTCCAGCTAATCATTCGTCAACGGTAAGGCCGCGTTCATAGTCAGCAGTAGTGAGTGTACAGTCCGGAACTGAATACGGTTCGATTACCATCTTTGTTTTTGCAAAGGTGATGATCGTGTCGATTAAGTTGCGGTCTGCGCTAGAAGGTTCCACGATAGACGTAAAGTCTACGGGTGTTCCTCCTAGCTCCATTCGACTTAAGTTAAGAGCCGTAAGTACGGCCCGAATTGCTTCGGGGCGATCCTTATGTAACGCTTTTCTTAAGTTGGGACTCAAAAATAAAGGGTAACCTAAACGGTCGACCTTTATCCCTTGATCCCTCAACGGCTGACCTGACATGGCCCGAGTCACCGACAACCTGTAGAGTTTCATTGCTCTTACAGCTTCTCGGATTCCTCGATACTTCTTGGTTTTCTCAAACCAAGAATGTATTGCTAGAATGTCTGGTTCAAAATCTAAGAAATAATTTCTGGATATCCAGGATAAAATCTTAGGCAAACTATAAATATATTTATTTGTATTTGTAGTTGTTTAATTGTAATCATCACCATTAAGTAATGTCCTATCCTTATATGACATTAGTCTTGTCGAGTTATCGATAAGGCGGGGTACTAACCCTCTTAAAGTCGTCTTCATGTGAGCGCCTAAGGTCGCCCCGGTTTTTTAAACCGGCGCCTCTGAGACTAACGATATATCAGCTAGATAGGGGTTTCAGAGCAAACTAATCACGTTTACCGACTGAGGTGAGGTTTCCACGAGATTTCCGAAGTATCAACACAACCACCGCCCTGCCTGATAAGCAGAGGGTAGCTATTCCTCTTCGG